AGATACTTTTCCTGCAGTAAGAGAACTTCGCTGCGATAGTAACGGCTTTCCAGCTACTGCAGCTGCATCTTCTGCATAAACAGGAGGTAAGAAGGTAGCAGGAACTTTGCAACGAAAGATAGCCGTTTGACGATTTCCTGACCAAATCCAATATTGATTGGATAAAAATTTAGGAAAGTCTGCAGCACGAGGAGCAGCAATCAATCCACTACTAGAAAAACTTCCTAATCGTTTACTATCAGATGTTAGAGTCTTTTCAAAAGGAATAGCTGTTTTATAAGCATTGGTTTGATCGTAGGTATTTTCCCATTGAGCTAAGAAGCCGCGAACTCCACGTTGAATGCGTCCAACACGAGACTCTCGTGGGGAGGGTTTGTCTGCAAAGGGCATTACAGTCGTATTGGTACTACTATAATCATCGTTAACAGAGGGTTTAATTCCAAAACAAGTGGCCCCTCGTAGATCAGATTCAGTTCCATATACATTCGTTCCTTTGGAACCACATCCATCTCGCGTGACTTGAGTAGGATAGCGGGGAGGACCGTTGCTTACATGTGCTGCAAAGCACCAATCTGCACCATATCCTTGCTCCTGTTCTATTTGTGCAATCGTAGCTAGATTTGAATTTAATGATTTACACATGGTAGCAGCTGTATTTTGTGTAAATGAATATCCATTTCGACCTACTGCATAGACTTCTGGTGTTCCTTTGGTATGAGTAGCAAACTCTTGCACTACTTCCAACTGTAATGAATCTCCTTCTACGACCGGTTCCCAGGTGGTAAGAAGTACTTCTTTACTATGATTCACTTCCATGGCTCCAATTTGTTTTCCACGACCTCCATCCGATCCTAGTCGATATAGAGTTACAGTGGTTGTACCTGTCCCCTTGGGTACAATAAATCGAATATTTGCTAAAAAAGATCTATTTTTGGTATCGTAGACAAAAGGGCCACCAGGGGTGCTGGATGCACATTTAGAATCCATAAGGGGAGCAGAAGGCCCACTCCATCCACCGGCAATTCCTGCATCGGCACATTGCATTCGATTCACTCCTTTTTCACAAGAAGCACGATCCAAAAAGAAATAACCAGGGGGACATCCTCCTGCAGTCGGCTGAGGATCTGCTTTCATAGTAGTAGCAATAGATCGATCGTCATTGTTAATATACAACCCTCCTACCCATTGACCGGGTGTGGTATCCAGTGATTTAGTACCATTCTTAATACAAACTCCACAGACTCCTGCAAATGCAGGATCGTCTAACATAGCACACGTTCCAATCCCACTCTGTTTTTCACAAAAAGCAGCCTGAGCAGCAATAGCATTCCGTCCTGGTACAGCTGCTGAACTGCGTACGACACTTACCTTTGTTCCTGTAATACCACCACCACCTGGAGAAGGGGTAGGAGTGCTCATAGCAGCTTGAAGTTGCGCATTCGTATTTGATCCAGTTGGATCGGTGACAGGAATTACACGATTCAAAGAGTTTACAGTTTGAGTTGCTCCTAATGAATTATAGTGTGGATCCGCGGTATCAAAACTCTCAGTCGCAATTGTGGATCCAAACCATTTACTCATAGTGTATCGATTTTGTGCTACTGGTAGTAGAATAGCTAACGTAACGGCTACAATAGCCAATACGATTACTAAAAACATTCCCTACTCTTACATCACATTATCGGGACGAATGTTAGAGGCCGAATCCATTTCACGCGTAATAATTCGGAATACCATATGCACCTGACGGTTCGCATTAATGATTCGGGCATTTGGTTGCACCAATGTCTTCAATGCATCCCCCAGGGCTGTATCATTTCCAGCCCCTCCAAACGGATCTCGCGCTACAGAACCAGTGGTAGGATCCAAAAACCTAGATCGAATAATTACATAATTTGCATAGCCTTGTGCATTAGCACCATCTGTAATGGTCCCCCCTGTGTTAGATGCAATCCCAACTACTAAATGTCCTACAGATTGATTCGTGTAGGTTGTAAAATCAGTGGCAGCTGCTGTAGTAGCACCGGTAGCAACTACATTTTGAATATAAATACGATCATCCTCTCCAAAAGCACTCTGAAGAAAATAGGTACTCGTCTGAAGAAAGATATAGCCGTTTCCTGAAATATTATAAATGCTGTTGTTTGTAATACCCCCTGGTACATCATTACTCAAAAAGACACCAGATAAATCAAGTGCATCGTTGGAAGGAGAAAGAAGATCCAGAGAAGGACGTTCCAATCGTATGGATAGTTTCTGAAGAGAGCCAAGAGGAGTAGGTTCGTACACCCGTTGACACTTCAAAAACTTGGGAATCATACCCGTATACCCTGACCGATTCGTATTACTACTATTGTTATCAGCTACCCACGTAGCATCATAATGAATCATCGCAAAGGTATTATTATCCTGATCAGGATTGGTGCTAAAACCATTGGTATTCAATTCAGCAATGCGAACTGCTACATAGGGAAAGGAAAAGACGTTGTAGATACGGGATGTATCGTAGGTAGGGGCCCCAGAGGTACCGGTGTTGCGGACGACTGCATCTAAGCCTTCGGTGGGAAGAATAGCTTTGACAAATTCAATACGGACAATATTTCGAAATCGTTGGTGCACAGCGGGACTGAGACCGTATCCAAGACGAGTATTGCCTGGATTAAATCGGATGGAGAAGTTGTAACGATTTTCACCATTGTCACGACTCCAATCACGATCTAATGAACTTAAAAAAACATTTGTTTCTTTTTCAATGTATTTAACTACAGGTTCTTGAGGAATTACATAATCTTGTTGACGAAGGCCAAGACTGGGTGGAGGAGGAGTGGGTTGGGGAGGTACGATAGGATCTACTACAACAGGAGGAGCTTCTTCACGAATGACAAGTTTGGGGGGAATCGTTACAACAGGAGTTGCAATGCCAAGCGCAATGGCTTCTTCTTCTCGTTGTTTTTGAATCTTTTGCATTAAACTAACCGGATCTTCTTGAACTTCAAGAGTATCTTGAGGAAGACGAAAGCCACTGGGAGAAGAACCCGCTCGTTCTGCAGCAAGAGTATTGAATCGATTGTCCATGGTATCAAAAATCCTATTTACATCGGCACGATCCGCAAAATCAGGTACAACACTCGCCGCTACAACCGTTTCCTGTGGAGTTTTACTTCCAACTTTTTTAGCAGGTAATCCAGTGGGAACTACTTCACTCTTCTTCAACCAAGCATCCATTGTAACCGTTGTCTCTCGTACAACTTCTTGATTCAATCCTGGTAGAGGTTTGGAAGTTCCCTGCGCCCTTGCTACTTCATTCATGTAGTGCTGCACCGTTTTCTGCAACCGTGTATCTGTTTTTTCATTAATTGCAGTCACACCAGTTTGCCGTGCATAATACTGTCGAAGAAATCCAACGACTCGTCCGTAATTAGCATTGCTTAGAAAGTCCGAACCGGAATTGCTCATTCTATTTGTTCTCTTTTAAAAAGATTGTACGTTATACCGTGGCTTACACACACACATTCTTAATTACTTCTTTTGAATCTGAACTTAAAAACAACATATTTCGAAATTTAATCATCGTATCATCATTGATGGCATTTTCACACACTTCTACAAATGTTTTTCCTTTCAACAAACATAAAATGCAGTAAAGACAATACATACCGCATTCAGATTCTTTTCGTTGAAAACGAATATCATTGTACAAGAGGGTTGTACAGCCTTGAAGACCACATTCTTTCATGAAGGTAGCAATGCGGGTAGGTGGCCGCATTCCATAGGAATCAAAATAATACATGGCTCCTTCGTGCCCGTCTCCCGGAACATCAATGTACGCACACATCCAATGGGATCCGGGTTGATCATGCTCATCTAAGTTGAATACAATTCCAATTTTTCTAGTTCCTTTGGCATATGCGTCTGCTAGATTTAATTTGCATAATTCATCTACAACACACTGTCCGTCTATTTCTTTGGCAAAATCAATAGGCACAGGTCCTATGAATTCAAATTCGGGATGCGCCTCTTCGTATTGATTGAGTACATCTTCAATATTGTAAGAGTCCAGCCATTCGCGTGGATTTTTCTTCCAAGCAGCAGGACTCCCTGGTCGAAATAATTGTAATAAATTCTTCTTTTCCGATAAATCAATGGGTGCTTCTTTTACTAATTGATATTCATTCAGACTCCCTCCTCCCCGTGATCGCCTTCTTGTTTTTTTATACGATCGTTTAATTTGGTTTATAACCTTCTCTGGTAAGCAAGACTCCCCAGGCTTTTTATGAAGTTTAGGTGCACATAACATAGTTCTCTTATTAGAGTTAAAACATTTTATTTAGTTAGAGGAATGGCTGATACTGGATTCAATTATTCATATTTCAACAATTTATTTATACCAATTATATTAATCATATTAGTATTTACATTTATATTTATTATTATTGTTGTACCGTATGATATGAAAGCTTATTCTGTAAATATGGCTAATTCGGTAACATCCTTTTTAAATCGATAATCTTTCACTTTACTTTGTAAAAATGTTCTATTTTAGTAGAATGGCGGTATCGACTGCAGCGTATGGACTAGGAGTCGTCGTCACAATCATACTAGGGGGTATATCTCTTCTTCTAACAAGAGTAAAAACACCTGCTACAAATCCTCTTTATGGAACTACATCGAGTCTTATACTCACGTATTCAATTGGGGCCTCTTTACTAATGTACACAATGATGTTGTATTTGTTTACAGCTTTTCCAACCCAGGCCCCCCTCTTTATTTTACTCTTTGATATATTATTGATACTTGTTTCTCTCTGGACAATCTATCTAAATCCTTGGAAAGTACATGCCCGGCAAGATGTACAATTTGATGTACAGGGGGAATACCCCGCTTTTGTATCAGTTGCTGTTTTAAGCGCACTTATACCAATCTTATTTCTCGCGCTCTTATATGCATATCAAAATTCAGAACTACGACTTGTACTACTTCTTCTAACAAATCTTCTTGTAATTCCATTTTTCTTTCTTACATCCGGTGCTATTAATTCATTTGCATTAAATGACTTTACCTATAATTTTTAATATCTATAGTAGGTTAGAATGGACTACATAAAAATACCAAATCGAATCACTAGTATTTTTATTACGTTTATAATTATACTTGTTAGTATAATTGGTTTTACTGTGATTCCTACAGAAGTTACTGTAGAAAATCGTCCCCTTTTATGGGGGATTATGACTATAAATTTATTATTTGCCACTGCATTGTTTCTTCTTTTATACTTTTTTAATACAGTTCTTCAAGGAAATATCTTTCATGTATCAATGATATTTACATTCTTAGTGGCACTCCCTATCACTTTATACAATTTAGGAGTTACATCTATACTTTTTAGCAATTAGAGGGGTGGGCTTAAATTTATACTCAATTGTATAAGAAATGGCTATGTTGGCAGTTCCTTGGTTGCTCGTGGGACCAGCAGGAAGTGGAAAAATTAGACTAGCTCGTTCCTGGATTGAAGAAGCCTATAAAACACCTCTTATTTTGGAAACACGTACCTTCACCATCGCAGATGATTATACGGTTACAGTGGCAGCAAGTGCTCACCATTTTGAAATTGATATTCCTAATCTAAGTATGCAAGATAAACAAATTATGGGTGAACTATTAACTACATTTTTTAATGCAGGAGATGTATTAAATAGTATGAAATTGGGTGGAAGAAAGTTAGTAATTTTAAGACGAGCTCATGCTCTTTCTCTACCAGCAGCCATTCGTGTACGAGCCATTCTACAACAATATGTACTTCCTGCGAATGGAACAGGTATGATCTGGATTACAGCACGAGAACTCAGTGGATCCTTGTCTATATTAGATGATGCATTCGTACGAAAAAGGATTCCTCGTATATCTTTTCCGACTTGGTGTACCAAAGTAGACCCCCCCTTTCAAACAGTGGAAGCCTATGACAAATTAGAAGGACGGTTGGAACGTGCAAAATCTATGAAAGAGTTTGCATCTACAACCTATCCACGACGCATTTCAGATTATTACAACGAATTAGTGGAAGCTATGATAAAAGGAGCCAATTCAAAAAAGGAAGGATCCATCGCCACTATTTTATGGATACGAGCTCGTGTCTACGATGTATTAGCATTTTGTCAAAACGGTCCTGAAATTATTGATTCACTTGCAGCAGCTCTAGCCCGTCAATCAAGTTTGTTAGAGCCCGATCAATTTTGGAAAGGGATGCACGTCTTGGCAGGATCCGAACCTCATACATCCTATCGAACTCCCTTGGCCTTAGAAGCTGCTTTTTTAGAATTAGTGGAAGCACTCCAAACATCAAAAACAAGTACCTTAGTAAGGAATGTGGAAACTATGGCGTCAAGTTCCGCGGCCATCGCTCCCCCCCTTGCCACCGCCACGACATCTGCATCCAAGCGAGGTGGCCGTGGCCACCGCGGCAAGTAAAAATGATTGGGACGGCGGGGCCGTCTCCACCGCTCTTACCACTCTACCTTCTCACGCCTATGATGGAAATTCATATACTATTTTAATTTGGGGGGAAGCCCCCAAGGCGGTTCCTCAAGAAGCCATTCATCTTCTCACCTGGTTAGGAGCTCCAGCAGGATTTCAAGTCTATTTATTTTGGAGAGACGATCCACGCAATGCAAAAGCCAAGGAACCCCTCCATCCTAAAAATGTAAACGGTGGATTTGCAGTTCCTACCATCCCAAAAGTCTATATCTATCGTTCTGAAGAATGGGAACGTGTCCTCCTTCATGAATGTATCCACGCCTTGGGATGGGATTGGCCAGAATTCCCTATTCAATCTTGTTGGAAATTATCCCCCTCTTCAAAATTAATGCCAACCCTCTTTGAAGCCTGGACCGAACTTTTTGCCGAATGGCTCTGGTGTCTTTGGTATTCCCCCCCCACCGATACCACCGGCCACACCTGGAAAATTCAACGATCATGGCAAGATCAACAAGCAATGCAAGTCTTGGCTAGACATACAGGAGTTTGGAAAGAAACTACCAACGTATTTGCCTACTATGTATTAAAAGCAGCTCTAGCCCCCCATATCAATCTGCTACTCCTTCTAGATTCTGAAGTTAACCAATTAGAAATCTGTGAACTCGCTGGTAAAGAACTTGATACTTTACGCCTCCGTGCAAAGCATGAAACACCCCGTGATATGCGGTTGCGAATGACGAATCCATCTATCCATCTTTAGTAAAATGAATACATTTTGTTTCTGTATCTATGGTACTCAACCAAAATATACCCAAGGATTGGTAGAAAATCTAATATGCATTCAAAAGGAATTTCCCTCCTTTCAAACCATTCTCCATTATGCAAAAGATGTACCCGAATCCTATCTCACTCAGTATCGATCCTTTCCTAATACAACATTGGAACCCATTCTAACAGAAATTCCTATGATGTCACGTATCCTTACTTGGAAACCCAATCAAACTTATTTTGTAAGAGATGCGGATAGTCGCGTCACTCCACGCGATGCAGCCTGTATCAAAGCTTTTTTAGCCTCCAATAAAATGGCTCATGTCGTACGTGATCACTTTTACCATAAAAATCGAATCATGGGAGGTATTTTTGGAATTCGTGTCCCTCCAGACTGGAATCTACACTCCATGTGGGAGTCCTGGAAACAAACCCAAACCTCCCTCCCCCCCTACGGAACCGATGAAAAGTTTTTACAAGAAGTCCTATATCCTCTCATTAAACATGATATGCTACTTCATACAAATGTTGTGGCCTATCAACATGAATATCCTACCTTACTTCCAGTGGATCAAGTAGATGATTTTGATTTTATTGGTAATGTCTACATTCCTCATCCTGGGTTTGCATATAAACAATACATTACACTAGACCATGTACAATGGTTAAAATCGCAAAATCAATTTATGCTTATTGCACATATTGCAAAAACATTTCCCTTTACAAATCAATATCCTCTTTTGGAAACATTCTACATGGCAAATTTCTATACAAATCAAATTGAGAAAGCTCAATTCTGGTTATCCAAATACCGCCATCGTGTAGTGGATGAACACGTCATCCGCAATTCATCCTTTCTTATTGAAAAATTAAAGAAACGTATCATTGCAACCTTTGATCCCTCCAGAATTCCTAAAGAAGATGAATTTATTATCTGTTATGGTGAATACCCTCATACAGTTGACTGTCTTCCCTACTCTACCATTTGTTACAGACATCCATTGTATTTTAACCAAGTAAAACATGATCAAATTGAGTACCACCCTTGTTGGGAGTCTGTGGATCAAATTTATATTTTAAATTTGGAGGAACGAAAAGATCGATATATGCATCTCTTGGTGGAGCTCTGCCGAGCTCAAGCCCCCTTACATAGAATCTACCATTACAAAGCGAAGAAGGGACCTGAAGGACCCTATGTAGGAGCTACTCAAAATCATTTAGCAGCCGTCACCCATTTTCTAAATTCCAATTTTAAACATTGTTTAGTTTTGGAAGATGATTTTTTATTTCATTCAAATTTAAAAAAATGTCAAATGCAATTACAAACATTTTTTGAAAGAAACTATGAATATCAAATTTGTTTTTTAGCATATTCAAAATATGGAAGAATTGAGCCAAAGGATGATCTGGTCGCACAATCTTTTCAACCCTGTACCACTAGTTCTGCCTATCTATTAAATTCTAAAACAGCAAAGAACATTCAAGAATGCTTTCAAACAGGGGTAAATGAAATGCAAAAAGGTGGTTCACCCTCCACCTATTGTTGCGATCGATATTGGGCCAAACTGCAATCAGAACCAGGTTTTTATGTGTTTGCAGACAAACTAGGGTATCAACGAATTACTCATAGTGATATTACAGGAAAAGTAAATTATAATTTTGACTAAAATTGATGAGTATATATAAACACATTGTATACTAGTTATACTACAATACAATGGGTGTAAGAGGGTTAAAAGCGTGGTTGCAGATTCAATCGCCACCAACCCCTCCCAATTGGAGTTTCTTTCAAAAAACTAAAGTAGGAATTGATACATTACCTTTTCTGTACAATGCAAAAAAACAGGATCAATGTATTGTCACTACAATTGCAAAGCTAGTGGAGTTCTTACGATCAAAGGAAATAGAACCTATTTTCTTCTTTGATGGTAAACCTCCTTCTGAAAAGAAGGAGGTTGTAAAAGAACGAAATGAAGAACGAGCAATTGTATCAAGTCAACTTCAAATTCTCACTAAAGAATTAACGGATGGGCCTGATAAAGAATTAGTGGAACATGAAATTCAACAATTACAACGATTAAATCCTACTGTTAGTTATATAGAAAGAAATTTAATTAAGAAATTTCTATATACAATGGGAGTTCGAATTGTAAATGCAGTAGGAGAAGCGGATCCATTGTTAGCCTATTTATCAAAAACAAAAATAATTTCAGCAGTTCTTAGCACTGATATGGATATGATTCCACGGGGAGTAGAGCATCTACTTATGCCAAACGAGAAAGGAGAGTGGGTGGACTATACTCTTTCAACTATTCTATCTGATATACGGCTTACATTAGTACAATTTATAAACTTATGTGTATTAATGGGAACTGATTATACAAAGGGGGTACGGTATATATCTCCTCGTATGGCGTATAGTGCTATAAAAATAGTTTCTCTTCGTGAAGCTTGGATAGGACTTAGTCAAAAAGAAATAGATCTTCCTACATTGAATCGAGCAAAAGAACTCTTAGAAGGAACTCTAGATACGTTAGAAACTCTCTTAGACGAGGATAAATTGGTACGGTGGAAATCTCCGCCTCCTTCCATTGAACCTGATGAGTTCAAACTTTATCAGATTAAATACTTTCCAGAGATACGAATGGAATTCCTTCAAACTCCCATTGATACAACAGTAGAAACAATATGAGCTGAATACATAACACGCCAAAAGGTGGCTATACTCAGAATAAATAGAATTAGAAAAAGAATTGCAGATAGAAGAATATAAGGAAATACACGTTGTATGATACTACTTACGATAGGATCTAATACACTTTGTATTTTTTCTTTTATTTTAGGGGTACGAATGAATTGGAAGAATTTTTCTCCGATGTGATCGGCTATATCATTGGTTGCTTCTGCATAACGATCTCGTGCTGTACTCATTATATATTTCCTGCGGAGTTTTTCAATGTATTTCACCGAGAGAGGAACTAGAATGGAATTTGAACGTCCTGTTCGACATTTGGAAAAAGACATAGTCTGGTTTCGAGTTCCGTTGGAAACGGTGTATTCAATTGAGGGAGTATTTCCAAGTAATACGGTGGCGCTTCAAACTGTCCGAACTACCTTGCTTCATAGTTTGCTTCGATCGAAAGGATTGTTTGCGACACTTCCGACTCTTTCTCAACTGGGATCTTTGGTATCTTCTTGGACACTTCCGGGGGCCTCTTTTCGATGGAGTTCACCTCCTCCGACAGGTTCTTATTCGGTTGCTCTTCTTGCAGTCTGGATTTCCCGGTCTCAGATTGTACCCGAATGGGTGCCCACTTCTTTGTCTGAAGGCATTGAATTAGACCTCTTCCATCCGGAGTTGGAGGAGGTGGAGGAGATTGGAGGAGCCGCCGACGGATTAGTGCATTTGCGAAATTTGGAGAAGGTTCGTGAAGAGGCTTCTGCAGAGATTCGCCGATTGTGGACCGTAGCCCGAACTGCTACGGAGGCGGCGGAAGTTGCCGAGGAGGCCTTTTTCCAAAAATACGGGGAACCCTTCTCCGATGATTCCGACTAAAAAATAACCCCTCGACAGGTAGTAAAGATGGCGGAAACACAAACACTCGTTCTCGGCCTTCTCGTCGTTGTGATTGCTGTAGGTGTTTTATATCTCGTAGATCCTACACTGGGAGGAGCACTTCCTGCTGTAAAACGGTTGTTGGGAGTGGAAGGGTTTACTACACAGGAGGAGGAGGAGGAACACAAGATGACTCCTGGTGCCAACCCTACGAATGGTCAGGCCTCCACGGGTACAGGGGCGGGTCTGGCCGCTGCGGTGCAACAGGCAGCAAATGTAATTGGTGGTAATACCACCAGTGGGCTTCCTTCCACCAGTGGTGCACAGGTAGGAAACTCTATGCTTTCCTCCGTTCCTTCCGCTCCTGCAGTTCCTTCCGGCGGTTCCGCCTCCCCTTCCACAGTTCCTACCTCAGAAGGTTTCATGAATCTCAACCCCTCCCCCATGCCCTTCCCTGGTGGTGCACCTCCCAGCGATTGCTACCCTACCAATCAGCTGAAGGCCCAGGAACTCCTCCCTCGCGATCCTAACTCCAAGTGGGCCGCCGTCAACCCCATGGGATCCGGTGATATCAGTGGTAAGAACTTCCTCAGTGCTGGTGCGTTGATCGGTGTCAACACCGTGGGACAGTCCCTCCGCAATGCGAACCACGATCTCCGTTCTGATCCCCCCAATCCTCAGATCGTTGTCAGTCCTTGGAACCAGACGAATATTTTTCCAGATTTGCAAAGGAGACCCCTTGAGTAAATATGTTTATACTATAAAAACACAAACTTTTTAAAAATTCAAACTATACTTTACAGTATGAATTTTTAACCCTCTAAAAAACTTTTAAAACTCATTTTCCAAACTTAAAGCTTCCAACCTATATTTATGTAATAAAATGCCACCAAAACTATCATTTGAAGCTGTAAAACTAGCATTTGAAAAAGAAAAATGCACTCTTGTTTCAAAAGAATATTCTACAAATAAGAAACCATTAGAATATATTTGTTCATGTGGAACAAAAAATATACATACAATAACATATTCAGATTTTCAAAGAGGAATACGATGCAATAATTGCCGTCTAGATCGACTAAAAGCTACAAATAAAGAACGGTTTGGATATGAATTTGTTAGTCAACGACCTGAAAATAAAGAATCTGCTCTCAAAGGAATTCTCACATATGTTGCTAACAAGAAACATAAAATAGAAGATGTCATCCAATATTTTAAAGATAATAAATGTACCTTATTGGAAACAACTTATAAAGATTGTTTAACTCCAATGAAATTTCTATGTTTGTGTGGAAAAGAAGGAAATATTGCTTATGGTAATTTTCGAGACGGTCAACGTTGCTCTGATTTAACTTGTATGGATACTCGTAAAAAAGCTACTAATTTAGCTCAATTTGGATCAATTTCTTACACTGGTACACCTGAATATAAAGATAGATATAAAAAGACGTGCTTAGCAAAATATGGAACAGAAAACGCAATGCAAAGTATATTGGTTCAAGAAAAGATTGAAAAATCAGGATATGCTTATCGTCCTTACACCTTTCCATCTGGTTTAATTGTATATGTACAAGGCTACGAACCCTTTGGACTCGATCACCTTTTGAAAACGTACAAAGAGGACGATCTTCGTGTTGGAAGGGCCTATCAACCTGAAATTTGGTATACAGATGCAACAGGAGCGAATCACCGTTATTTTAGTGATGTCTATATACCAAAGGAAAAACATATTGTGGAGATAAAAAGTACATGGACATATGATAAAGGTATGAAACAAGGAAAACTGTTGTTACAGAAAGAAGCTTGTATCAAAGAAGGATATAAGTATACTCTTTTAACTTTTGGTGAAAAAGGGAACTATCGTCCCGATTTAACAGTTTAATAAGTTACCGTTAAGAATTAAATTAAGTCCTGTCCGAAGGACAGGACTTAATTTAATTCTTAACAGAACCGTAGTATTAAATTACGCCATCCCCACATGTAGGGATGGCGTAATTTAACAATTAGCGGTACAATCTCCCTCCCAACCTCTCCCCCCTTTCTAAATGAACATTACCTTCATTGGAAATTGTCAAATGCTGAGTTTGTGTTTCTATTTTCAACAATTGTTACCAGAATCCATGATTTCATGGTGTTTGTATGGGGATGAATTTCGTCCTCATGTCGTCCAATACAGTGACAAATGTAAAAATAAAATTATGGACTTTGAAAAATCTATTGAACAAATTAAACAAAGTCAGATTATTCTTTATCAAGAAATTGCAAAAGAGAAATCTCCTTTCTCAAATTCAATTACCTTGCATGAGTTAGCTCCAACAGCAAAATTCATTAAACTACCATCTATTTATTTAGAGTATGCAAACTATGATACATCTATTGTGGAATTACAAAAAAGAGAATTAGAAAAAGAGGTAGATATTAAAGTATCTGAGATTTTTAATAAATATAGAACTCAGACCTTGATGTTGACGGTGTTTCATCCGAATACATTTCTATTTTTAGAAGTAGTGAAAGAAATTTGTGAAATGTTAAAAATAGACTATTTCAGTGATGATCAGTGTAAGAGGTTTTTAGAAAAGAATAATTATATGGAATTACCCTAAATTTTTCTTTACCATTATTAAAATGAGTTCCTACATTCGCCAGATTTTTACTCTGTCGGCGCATCAGAAACCAACGGTAGGAGATACCAAGTTTTCTGTAGTTCCGACGGATCACATGGGGTGGTTGCAGTGCGACGGCCGTTCCCTTGCAGTTAGTTCATATGTATTTTTGTACAATGTGATTGGATATTCCTATGGAGGGTCTGCCATGACCTCTACGTTCAATTTGCCGAACCCGGCAGGACGCGTCCCTGCTGCGGTTGGAAGGGGCACGGATGCCAACACCAGTTCCTTTACAGTAGCCTTGGGTAGCACGATTGGTGAATATGTGCATCAGCTATCTATTGCTGAAATGCCAAGCCACAATCACGGAGTGGCTGGAGGTGGGCAAATTGCAACCAATAATTCTACGAGTATGGTGAGTACAGGAATTACGTTGAACGACCCTCAGCACCGTCACACCGGTGTAACAGATGCTGCTGGGTGGTCTGCTGCTACTATACAAATACATAATCTAACAACGCAAACAGGTGCTGCGGATGATGCAGGAAGTCACACACACTCTTTTACCACCAATCTGAATTCAACAGGAATTACTCTCTATGATCCTACCCACTCTCATGTGATGAATCCTGCTGGTGGTGACAGGGCGCACAACAATGTGCAGCCCACGATTGGTATGGGTAATATGTTTATTTATAGCGGGAAAGTGAATTTAGGATCATTCCCTTATACGACCGGTACTTTACTCTTTTAATTATCTTAGTGAAAATAGAAACAATCTGTATTTTATATATTTTATATATTTTATATATGTAAAATAAGGAAATAATGGAATGGATCTTTGTAGGAGGGTTAGCAGCGGCCGGATTGGGAGCCATGTTGTATAAACAGTCGGCGTATCCGATGGCCTATGTAAAAAGTACAGTGGACAATGAACGATATTTAGTGAGAAATATGGAGGACAAGCAGGAGGCGGCGGATCGGTTGGCTCGTGTGAGGGATCGATTAGTTCGATTACGAACGGCGTTGGAGCAGAAATATTCTGAAAAACCGTTTGTAAAGCATTTACTGAAGAATTGCGATTTAACTGCAGAACGATTTAGTGAAAGTACACCCGATGCCTCTTTCACTTCTTATTCGGTGAACAAGGGGGAGAAGGTGTATATGTGTTTACGACAGAGAGACAAGGAGGAACGATTAGTAGGGGAAGATATTTTAACCTTTGTTGGATTGCATGAAATGACTCATATAGGAACTTCTAGTATTGGACATACACCCGAATTTTGGAATAATTTTGCATGGGTGTTACAACAGGCAGAATCTCTTAATCTTTACAAGTATCAAGATTTTACAGCACACCCAGTTGAATATTGTGGAGTGCAAATTACAGATTCTCCTAAATATAAGGAAGGAGTGAAAGATGATTTAACTCCTGCTTAACAGTAGATGGAGATCCTAGCTCCGACTGATACCGAATCATTCATGAATGAACTCCATATTGTAGATCATTCAGACAATACTACGTATGAATTGGAAGTGGCTTCTTTTGAAACTATTCTTTCCATTAAACAACGAATTGCTGTAAAGGCAAAAGATCCTCTTCCTTATTTACCAGAGTTTTTATTTTTAGCAATTCAGCTAGAGAATGGATCGTATACTCCAATTGAATTTCAATATACAGAAGGATTTACAACTCCTAATGAGTTTCCTGATCCTTCCACACATCCTTCTCCTGATCGACGATTTGTAACTCCCGAAGGATCTCGTATCATCATTTCTCTTGAATCCTACAAAGGTCTTACCTTTGAACAAATCCCATTTCATAAAGAACCTACTTTACACCTATGGACGCTACGAAGTTTAGCGGCCGTAGCCGATCCCACTTCCCAACAAGATTTTTTAGGATTTTTTCAAGTCTATTTTCCATTCTTACAGAATCCTCATCAAGTGGAAGAAACTTTATATGTGAGTATGACACCTGAAATGAATGATACCTTTTTAAAATTGCAAGAATATCAACGAGTGAGTCAATCTACTCTTGATAGTATGGATGTTGTATTATCTAGTGAAATTGAATCTCTCCAAATTAAACATCTTACCGTGTTTCATGCAAGATTACCTGTTTTAAAATCAGTTCAATCAGATGGATTGGATATTGTATTTCATGGTATGAAAGGATCCAAATATTTACCTTATATTCGATATTTTCCTCAAACAGGAGTTCCTACGTTAAAATCTGTAACAGGGCCGAGTGGGGTCCCTCTCATTACAAATCCTCACGTTTTTCGAATTTTTTCAACTTATATTCCGTCTTTAGAGAATGGATCTGTTCTTATGATCAAGACACCGATTGAATCGCAAAATACAAGAGTAGTTCAAAAAGGATTTGCTTGGACACTTTTAATTTTGTCGGATGGATCTGCAGAACTGCAATTAGATTCTTTTCGAAGAGATGATCCTATCAGTCAAAGTCTTTTACACGATGCATTTGAATTATTACCATTTATTCTAACTTCAGTAGGGTGGAATGCAGATACAGCCCATTCAATTCAATTATCTAAATTTTCAGGAGTCTATAAATTGAATTTGGATGTAGCGACCGAAGTAAATGTAAAAGAATTACAAAAACGTGTAAAACAATATTCACCTTTTTTATACGAGGAATCTCATTCAAAAGTGAATGGTGTTACGATACGATCTCGTGTAGGACAGACCTTACCGCAAGAGGATCCACTGCAACAAGCTATTGAATTATATCGTACAAATAAAATTACAGATGCTAAACAAACCGGTGTTCTTCTAATTAAAGAATTTGGTATTTCTGTAAAACAAGCAGCAATTGCATTTAAAATATCTGTACTGCGTCATCGAGAAGAAATTGAATTTTATGGAACTGTTCGGCCTCCCTCTGCCGATCAATTAGGCGGGTCTCTCTTTATTGAAGTTCAATCCTCCCAATTTTATTTAAATTTTGAAAATATTTCGTCGTATAAAGAATTGCAAAGACTTGTTACAATTTCTAAATTAATTATTGTTCGAGAAAAAATGGAATTACTTGATAAGAAAAAGAAAGATTTTAAAAAAGATGTTCTGATTGATAAAAAATTATCATTTGATGAGGAGGATGAAAATGCGTTTGCGGGATTATTTGAATCAACCGATTCAGTTCCTGCCGCTCGTAAAGAAAATTATAACTATATTAATTATTTATTAAAAGCAGATGATACTCTTTTTAAGTTTACGTCCTTGTCCAAAGAATATAAAGCGTATACCACTATTTGTCAACGAGCCCAACATCGTCAACCCTATGTCCTTTCCCCCATTAAATATAAAGATGTAAAAGAAAAATATAATGGACGAGTTCATATGATAGAGTATCCTTTGTCAGATTACAATGCGGAAGTGGTCCGATTTGTATCCAGTACAGCCGATGAACGTAGAAAATATAATAAAAAATCAAAAAAAGAGAAAGAAGCTATGGAAATTCATGGATTGCGGTTAGGAGTTCCTTTAATTGGCAATGAATCGTTTTTAGGAGAGGCCGCCTCTCCTATGGTAAATGAATTAATTAAAGAACAACAACGAACTGAACTATGGGTCTTTGCAAGAGCTGGATCTAGTTCTCCCAATTATTATGTTTGTTCTAAATTATGGTGCGCTACAGATCAAATACCAGTGTTAGAGTCCGAATACGAGGGAGATACTATGAACAATGGTGCAAAAAAGAAATTAATTCCAAGTTGCCCTTTTTGTGGTGAACAAAATGTAATTGAACGAAAAGATAATAATATTTATGTAGGATATTTTAACAAAATTAAACACCCAGAACAATATATTCTACCCTGTTGTTTTAAATCGCCTGATAAGCTGGAACTTCCAAAAGAAGCCATTCCTATTCCAAATCCTCCCAAAGGATTGGAACCGGTCTACCCTGACCCCCTTACCGATGTAGAGGGATCTGCAAAACAAGTAGATAAAATAAAAGATTTAGGAATTGCTTTCAAACGAATTCAAAGTTCTTCTATTTATATTTTACGATCGGCTACTGTTTTGACAGCAGGTACCATTGGGGTAGTTCCTGCTCCTATTGATTCTATTCTAGGACAATCCGTAGATTCTTATACAACCGTTATAAAAGGAAATCCTAAAATGCAAACAAATCCTCATGCCTTTATCCGATTTGGTATTTATGGTGATGGATATACCAATGGTCAAAATTTTCTTCAATTTCTTTCTTATTTGGTATTTATTACAGCAAGAATAGGAAGAGGTGTACCAGGAATCTCAACTACTTCTATCATGCCTCCTACAGATATTCTCAAATGGTTAACTGTTACACGGATGATTGATGTTGCAAGAGCCTTTGAAGCCGCTAATTATGGAACCTTAATTCATGAATTTTATGATCCAGCAGAACCAGATCCAGGAACTGTAGGAAGTCCTTCTACGGCATTGGAATTTCAGATATGGATGGGCAAACTGGAATTGGAAAAAGCAGATCGAGCGTATGTCATTCGTTTTTTTAAAGCATGGACACGATTTGTTCGTTATTTGAAAGATCCTCATGAAATGAAAGAACTTCGTCTCTGGGACGGACTCCTTTCTACTCCAGGACTCTTTAGCAAAGATGGTATCGTTGTAGCGCGTATAGTCCCAATTTATGCTAAAGAAGGAGATATTCTTTCAAAAATTGTAAAAGGTGATATCCTGTGCCCTCCCTTTGGCATTTCTCAACGAACTAGAGAAGGAAATCCATGCCTAGTTCCTATTTATCAGTTAGAATTGCAATCTATAATTGAACCATTGCTATATATTGAAAATAATGCAGAATATAGTGGTGCAATTCATCCAACAAGTGTAGCAAAATATTCTGCAGAATCACGCAAAAAATTATTAAATTTATATTCACAATATTTACAACCCATTGTTGGATGCGGACGACCCATTCCACCTATTCATGCATGGCTGCCAGATACTAACAATATTGTACGATTAGGTATTTTATTAGATGTCCTAGAAGATAAAAAAGAATATTCAATTAAATCTATTTTACGCGAACGAACAAATCGTGTAGTAGGAGTTCTAGTGGAATACCAGCATGATTTATATTATATTCCTGTTGTAGATGATGGAACCATAAATATATATATCCCCTCTGCATATGATATTACATCGTTACCAAAACCATCTTATCCCAAAGCATTTGCATTTTTTACAAAATTAAATAAAATATTTTCATTATTAAAACCGGTTATACTACGGTATGTACTAAGTGCAACTGGAGTAAAAACATTTGTTCAATTAGATTTAAATAAAAATACAGAAATTCCGATTGAACCATTTGAAGAAGGGACGTATCCTGTAGATCTTCCAGTGGAGGAAATTACAAATTTATTACATCAAGAAGAAGATTCCATTTTATTACAAAAAGCGGATGAAGAGTCTATGAAATTAATGAAAGAAGTAGAAATTAATCCTGAAGAATTATTAGAGGAAGCTTATCAATATCTTCGCATTTCTCTTTCAAATTGGTTAATTCGTGAGGGACAGGGGGTCGCTACGCAACTTGAATTGTTACGAGGAGCTCGATCAAAACTTCCATTGTATGAATTACGTAAAAGGGGGGATATTCTTCTTCATGGTATTGTTCAAGCATGGATTACAACGGAAGGTGTTCGTGTGGTACCTCCTTTGTTACGACAAGATTGCGTGTTGTTAAAAAAAGGGAACTGTTCTGGAATGTGCAGCTGGTCTGACGGACGTTGTAAAATTCATGCACCTACCTATGGAACCATTCGCGATCCTATTACAATTCTTACAGCAAGACTAGTGGATGAACTTTTGCGTACGAATGGGGCCGCCTATGAAGTTTTACAAAAGAAAGAAACACGTGTTTCACGTCTGAGACCTCCTACCGGTATTGTAAAAGAGGAGGATACACTTATTGTAAGTTTTGATGGCCGTGGAAGAAAAGAACTCTATGAACAATTGGGATTAACTGTACGTCATCCTACCACCTACACACAAGGATACCGATATCCTGAAGAAGTGAGCGCTGAAGAATTAGGTCGTGAAATTGCCACTGAATCAGGACTTCCTGTGGCATGGGAAGATCTTGGGTGGACCCGTTCTGGCGAACTTCCTGATATTATCCGAAAACTTCCTGAATTACAAGATGCTATCCTTCGAGAATTATTGGTGACCGCTGAAGGAACTAAACTCACCTATGCCGCATTCGAAAAAGAATTGCAACGTCTTCGTCCTTCCCACTCTACAGAACATTTTACTTGGTCTGAAGAAGATCTTGCCCACCTTTCAATTATTATTAATGCAAATATAATTTTCACACAAATAGAATCTCGAACAGGAATGTTAGAGTTTAAAGATATTATTCGAACTCCTTCTCTCCAATATCTCTTGTTAGATAATGAACGTATCCCTCTCCTCTTTCATCCCTCTGGCGCAGAAGCTATCCATTTCGTTGAACTAGATCAACTTCCAGAAGATATTCAACTACGAATTGAAGTATAAAAATTGATAAATCATTCTAATTTATATAGTGTATATAAATTATAATGGACTGTGCAATCTGTCTCGAAAAATGCAATAAAAGTACTAAAAAAGAGTCAATTTGCCTCTTTTGTAATACTAGTTTCTGTCGTGAATGTCTCCAAAAATCTCTTCTAATTGAAGAAACAATTGAAATACATTGTCCAGGCTGCAAAGCCGTCTGGAATCGTGAATTTATCAATACAATTTGTACAGCAGTGTTTCGTACAGGGCCTTTTAAAGCCCATCGTGAAAAAATCCTCTTAGATTCAGAAAAGATCCGTCTCCCTGATACTCAAGAAGAAGCAGCACAATACCAAGTTGCAAAAAAATATATTAATAAATACCAATTAAAATTAGCAGATTCTAAAAAAGTCTTAGAATCTTCAATTGAATATATCCATTACATGAACATTCATGCAGCCTTAAATGATATTGAAATAATTCTATGTGAAAAAAGAGCAGAAATTTGTGCTATTCATAAAACTCATATAAATTCACCCTCTTATTGGCTAAATTGCCCTACTTGTTTACATTTATATAAACCTGTTCAAGAAACTCATTGTGAGATAAGACATCAACTATTATATAAACAACAAAAATCTATACGAATATATAAATCATTGGAATCTGCTAGTACATATGAACGATATAGAAAAATAGTAAATTCGGCTAAAGCATGTCAATTTCAAAAATTAATTCGACAATATGGATATGAAACACCAGATACAGCAAAACCTGTTATAAAACGATCTTTTATTAAAGCATGTCCTGTGACCGATTGTCGTGGATTCCTGTCCACCCAATGGAAATGTGGAATCTGTGATGTAAACGTATGTAAAGATTGCCACGATCCTATCCTGACTGAACTACATATTTGCAATGATGAAAAAGTAGCGAGTGTAAAATTAATCGCTGCTGAAACAAGGCCCTGCCCTACTTGTGCATCCCTCATTTCAAAAATATCAGGGTGCTTTGCTAAAGATACATCCATTCCACTGTGGAATGGAACTAAAAAAATGTCACAAGATATTTGTATAGGAGATATTCTTATAGGAGATGATACATTACCACGCACTGTACTACATACTGTAACAGGAGAAGATGAATTATATGAGGTTACACAATCTCATGGAATATCTTATATTGTGAATAGCAAACATACATTGGTTCTAAAACTTCAGAATACAATTTATGAACTTCGAGTTGATAAATATATATCTCTTGCTGAATCAGTTAAATCCAGATTTAGAGGATTTACCATTCGTACAAGTATTCAATCGAATATGTCAGTTAGATCAATTGGGAAAGGAACTTATTATGGCTGGTCTGTTGATAAAAATAAAAGATTTATATTACCAGACTTTACAGTTGTAAGAAATTGCGATCAAATGTTTTGCACTGAATGTAAAACTCCCTTCAGTTGGAAAACGGGTAAGATCGAAACAGGCCATATCCATAATCCACACTATTATGAGTGGATGCGAAAAAGTGGCATTGCAATTCCTCGTCCCCCTGCAGGAGATTTAGTTTGCAATATGGACAATACTACCATCACTCAGCATCTTTATCGTCAAACTTATTCAAATCCTGATCTAGAAGAACGAAAATTATATATAATTCTTCATGATCGTTACGCTCTAACACAACATTATGAATATATTCTACGAGGTCTTCGTCGAACAATAGCAGAAGTAAATCCTGTAAACTGCCCCAAACGTATTCTACGAGTTCGTTATCTTATAAACGATATTACAGAAACAGATTGGAAAATTGCTTTGCAAAAACAAGAAAAACAACTACATTTGGCACGAAGTCGTACACAAATTGTAGAAATGCATCTTGCAGCGTTCCGCGATATCTTAAATACTCTACTTACTTCATCCCCTGCTGAAATTATTAAACAAACAAATACTCTGTTGCAATTTACAATGGAACAATATAAAGCTATGAATAAACTTAATAATTCCGTCGCACAAATTAAATCATATATTCCTGTTTGGAAGGATTCTATGTGGTCTCCTCCTACAAAAGCTATTATCGAGGAAGAGTAATACCTGCGGTAACCTTTTTTAACCGATCTTCAAAAATAGCATCTACCTCTTCTTCCAATCGATTCAACATCATCACTCGAAACGATGTATTATTGGGATGCAAAATAACTAACGCTAATTCAGTTACCTTCATCCCATACTTTTTCTCCAAAATACTTGCATAAATATTTAACTGTAAAGTATAATGCCAATAATTTGTATCTGGTAAATGTTCTACCGGCTCCAACCCTGATTGAAATGAATTCTCCATTTTAATATCTTTGGCTCGTTTCCAATCATAAATAGCAATTGTTCCATCGGGTTTCATATAAACCATATCAATCGATCCTGCTAATCGTATCTCCTCGTAAAAAACTAACCACTCCGTTCGAAAGGGTACATACCCTCGCGGTATCCGAAATTTTGTTTCATAGCGCATAAAATACTCCCATTCAACCCCTTCTAATACACTCCATTCATCTATTGCAACATTCCCAATAGGAGATGCATTGTAATAATGTTCAATATCTAGATGCATTCGTGTACCGGCTTCAGAGGCTTCTTTTCCATTTGCAGCCCATAACGCCTTAATCTCCTCTGGACTCATTCCCCAATACTTGTTAGAGGGATTCCAATTGCGACCCCTCATCATATTAACAATGACTTTATCGGCATCAAAATGTCCAAAAAAAGAGTGAACAAATCCGGTACAAGATATATCGTATTTGCTCCCATCGATGGTATATTTATGCGTGGGCTCATCAAAGGTAATCCGCGCATCACGAGGATGCGCATTCACCACCGCTAACCGCTGCCAAGAGAGGGCTCCTTCGGATGATAATGGCATATTATTAAAAATATGGCATTATTAGTTTAAATGCTTAATAGGTCGTACCGACTAAGGACATCAAGGCACGGCCGTAGAGATTTTCTCCCTCCAGGCCACCGCCCAACTCATTGGCAGCGGTAGGACCGGTGTAGAAGACTAACCTTACTTTTTGTTCTTTGACAGCTTCTAAGATGCGCTGAAATTCTTCATCGACTTGATAGCGTTGAAAGATGTATTCATCTAGAATATCTTCTTTTTGTTCATCCCAGGCTTCTTGGTTAAATCCATATTTTTTGACCTCTTTTACCTTTTTACGAATTTCTGAAAGATCATTGAGTTTGGAGAAGAGGGAAGGACCCAATTCGGGTTTTGTAGAGAGTTTAAATTTTTCAGAAGCCATGGCGGCTTCTAGATTGGGGTAGGTGAGGGAGGAATCGGAACGATCGTGAAACTCAAAGGGAGCTGCCGAGGAAATATATTTAGCCCACCCTTTGTTTTTAATTTTCAAATCATCCTTTTCAACCGACTTTTCATAAAATTTTAGAATGGGTCCTGAAACTGTTTCTACTTCTCCATCAAGAGAAATAAGATCTTCTTTCGGAGGTTCAGCAGGTTCTGGAATAGCATCCAATTCAATTAGATCTTCAGGAGGAGCCACTTCTCGCATAAGAATGGGAGCGGGGGCTTCATCTTCAGCAGGTCGAATCACCAGAGCAGGAGATGTATGATTGGAAGGAGGGGCTACTACCGCATTGGTCTTTCGTTTAAAGATAAACCAGCGGTGGAAATAAGAATACTCTTGAATTTCTGGAATCATAGGATATATTTCTCCATGCTCCATAGCCATTTCGTGAGAGGTTTCAAACAGAGCGGTTGAATTTCGTAATCCAATCGTACGATATTCTTCCTCTGTCAATAATTCGCATCCAATTTCACGGAGACGTTTCACTAAATAAGGAAAGCTCATCAAATATTCTTGGTGTTCTTCTCCAATACTGGCAAAATAAACACTAATGGCACGACCCAATCCTTCATCGGTAGCAGGGAGAACACCCGTGTAAGAGTCGTCGTATTGTTTTCGAATAGACCACAGCGTTGTACTTTTTTGAGCTCCTACTAAAACTTGCCCCTCTGGAACAGCCTGTAACTTCTTTGCTATCGTATCTCCATCAAAACAACATCCAATAAAGTAACCATCTGTCTGGAGCGAAGCTCCCAGATTCATTAACCATCCATCAAACATTGCACGATCGCGAAACATATAATGAAGACTAAACATGAACGATACGATATGAAAGCCACTTGAGGCAATTCCTTCAAGTTTTCGAACCATAGAAGGAACCGTAGGTTCAGGATGCCCCCAGAGAGAGCGGAGTATAGCACGATCGGCAGGAGTCATACCCGCGGTTCCATCGGCATAGAGCTTGGAAGCATCGGCCTGAACAAAGACCATCGGTGCCACTCGGTCCCGCCCCCCCCTTTCTTGAATTTGTTCGATATAACGTTTGTATATGCTGTCCCGTGGATCAATTAATCCACTTTCAGCAATATCACACCCTAGCACAAAATGCGCTCCGTTGCGAACCCATTTTTGCAAATCTCCTCCTTTTCCACAGGACATGTCCAATAGTTTGGGTTCTTTGAAGGAATGAAGTGTAGAATGAAGTAGAATCTTATCTTTAATATATTTATTGTGAAAACTTTGCAATCCTTTTGTTAATTTTGTATCAAATTTAGAAACTCCTACCTTGTAATAAAGTTTTGCCATATCTGCCATTTCACTTTTAGGAAATAAAGATCCTGTACAAATCATTTCTTTCGTAATAGGTTCGTGAATAGAAGTCCAAATAGATTGGGCGGTTCGATCGTTGTTAAAGGTTCGTTTGAATTCTCCACTTTGAAATTGACCCGTTTTGTCCCATCGAACTCGTGTAGGTTCCCATCGGAATCCAATCGGATTCTCAGGATGATACGCCATTTCAACAATGGATCGATCCGGTATTACATCTCGAGTACGATTTGTATAGATTTTTCCTTCTTCTACAGGTACATAGCAAACAGAAGCATACGGATCAAAAGGATCACTAATAAATTCAACTGGTTTATATTGCACTCGGTCTGTAGGAGGAGCAATAGATTCCTCTTCCAGTACGGTTTTTCGTACATCACGAAATTGAATATTGGCATCCGATCCAACATAAAGGTGCAATGTTTTACAGAGTACTATTGCATCGTTATTTAATTTCATAGAATCTTCAGACTCCATTATCACGAGAAAGTCCACTGTGTTTTCTTCAGCAGGTTTCCATTTGAGTTGAGCTGCCCACGATCCTTTCCCCTTTGGAAGAGAAGAGGCATTGGGAGTAAAGATCAATCAATCAATGTGATAGGGTGGTGAAATAGAAAGACGGTCAAATACACTTTTTGCTTCAGTAAAGATGCCTCCTGGTATAGAAGGATCTACTGTAGGTTGAAATGTTTTCATACTAATTTGAAGCGATTTGGAGGGAGGAATCCCTTTTACAATAAATTCAGCATCACGAAGAATGGCTATAACTTCTTGCATTTCCTGAAGACGTGTAACAGCGGCTGCATTGCGGATGTAAAAGGGACGTTTGGTTACATCCACCCCCTTTCGCCCATTGTAAATATCAAATGCATAATAATAACTTACTGGCTCTTTCTTTGCATTCTGATGAATCCATTCTCCATCTAGTAAAACACCGGCCCACATAGCCGCATCGGCTACTTTTCGATCGGTTCCATATAATTTCATATTTTTATCTATAAGATACACTCGACCATCTTCGGCAACAAATAATAGACGACGATCTCCGTCGGCTTTGTCTGTGACATTATAATCATCAAACCGAATGTTAGGGGTTCCAGGTACTTTTTCAGTAGCAATATGTTCCATCATCAGAGTAGCAGGTTGAGATCCTGGAAATTCATTCATTCCAAGAGTAGATGAAATCTGTGTTCGAATGGAATCGGATAGAGATTTGGATAAAAGAACATAGGATTGTTGGAGTCCTTGAAGAACTCGTGCAATTCCAGTCAGAAATCCACTGACTCCCTTCGACCCGCTTACAGATCGAATGGCTTCTACTTCCATTTCATAATGAATCTTTGCTTTCATAAGACCTGATTCTGCCAATGTTTTGGCCGGTTTACTTTGTTGAACAACCGTTGCATCAAATTGAATTCCTGGATTCTTTTCACTCGTAAATGAATATCGTTTCATATAACGAAATGTTTTTTCACTACTTCCCCATCCTGCTAAGGCTCGTTTTACTCGTTCATCATCATTTTCTACTGCTCGTTCACGACGAACTTTGATTTTAACACCTTCGTATTCGTGAAACGATAGATCGGGTATTCCAGATGGTTGTTTAATAAGTACATGATATTGTTGCAATTTTCCTGTATCTTTATACAATTGAATTTGTGCATCACCTACAATTGAAATTCGAACCCCCTCGTTCAAACTAATATTTAGTTTGGAAGGCGCAGGAATGTCACGAAGTCCTAATGATCGTAATGATTGGACAACATGAATCCAATCTACGTACGTTTTGGTAGGAAATGTAGCTTCCAATTCCAAATCCTCCGCACCTTCCCAGATCCCCCATAAATGGGTGACCTGTTCGTGTTCGGATTTTGTTATGGATAAACTCATCCTCTCTATTCTTCTTTAGTATTTTGTAGCCTTAAGCTATCAATTTTATAAATTACAGAATAAAATTGAGTATCAACTTTATTCTGTAGAAATATGTTTACAAACTCTACCATGGAAGATCCGTATGCTCCGCTTCGAACTTTGTTTTGTGTAGCTGCAGAAAAGTATAAAAAACTGTCAGACCTCATTCGAAAAGAATTTGAAAAGTTTGATCTTATGGTTGGGAAGGATTTACGCCTGTACATTCTTGTAGAATCAAACGGCAAGAATCGATCTCTTCAACCATACCTCTTGCTAGAGGAGTTGCGAGGAGTTCAAAAGAAATCCATTGAACATCATCTGGCAAAGTGTTCAGATGAAACTCTGAACTTTATTCATGAAAGGATCTATACTGAAATCTTCTACGAAGAGCAAGTGCGTCTTCGCCTTGCAGCAGCAATCTGAACCACCTGCTCCGATTTCTTCCCTGTTACCGTAATTCCAATTGCAGTAGCATCTTTTTCAAGTTCGGCTACCGTCTTGGAAGAGAGAATGGAGAGACAAGAAAGGGCAGGAGTCCATCCTGCACCGGGAGTACCATCGATCCATGCAAAGAGTGCAGAAAGAGAGGAAGGGCCGTGACAAAGTCGCCCTTCTTGCATATGAAATAAAGAAGGTTCTTTGGTAACAGTGGCTTGATCCGCGGCTGGCCAAAGTCCAAAATGCAACGAATCCTTCCATACTATACAACGAATTCCTTTGGCTAAACAAAAGAAATCAAACAGTGCAGAAGTTTCCTTGCATGTAAAAATACTAGACCAATCAAATCCAAGTTTACCTCTTTGCAAATCAAATAAATCACCCCCCATTGCAGCTCGTGCTTGAAAATGAGTTTGAAGAAGTTTTTTTGTCCATCCACGCGATCGACCCCCTTCTGCACTGTATAAAATTGGAATCATGGCTTCTAATCGAATCGCTTCCTCCTTTTCAATCTGTCTCGCCGTTCGAAATGGAGCTCCGTCATACAATAAATCTGCAATTCCTATACAAAGAGGATCCACTATACGTCCATACGGACGTACAATACATGTTAGAGGTTTGATAGTAGCAACAGCTGCAACAGGAGCAACAGGAGCAATAGCTGCAACAGGAGCAACAGGAGCAATAGGAGCAATAGGAGCAAAAGGAGCAACAGGAGCAACAGCTGCAACAGGAGCAACAGCTGCAACAGGAGCAACAGGAGCAACAGGAGCAACAGGAAGAGCCTTCTGCCTCCATACACGATCAGGTTCTAGAACATTCCATGTAGGAAGTCCTTCTGTCCGCGTAGGATTTTTCTTTAGTAGTTCAATTAATTCTGTAAAGGATACCATCTATATAGAATTGATTGAACTAACTTTAAACCTATCGAAGAACTCCTTTTTTCAAAGCAGGGTGATCTTCCATAACAGCAGCAACTTCTGCTTTTTCTTTATCTGATAGAGGTTCTACTCCTAACGTAGTAAATAACTTATTACGATCTTCAATGGAGGTGCGATTTGTTTTTGTAAATTGAATAAAAATACATAAATCTTCAAATAAATCTTGAGGAACCGTGGCTACATTAAAAAATACACCATTTGTATTTTCACTATACGCAAATTTATGTTTACGTAAAATGCGAACAATTTCAATTAATTCCGCATTTGTTAACGAAGAAATCTCTTGTAGAAATTGTTTTCTACGACTATATTCTTCTATGGAAAGGCCGGATGTCGCCATATCTTATTTTTTAGTAAGGTAAAATGTAAAGCATTTTACCTTACTAAAAAATAAGATAGTATAGCCCTATCTTATTCAGTTGGTGTATCGGTATGCAATTTACCAAGACCTTTAATATAGGGATCATTCGTTTGGAATCGACTCTGTAGAAGTTCAATTGATACAATCATTCCAACTGTAAGACTATCAAATACAACATCTCCTAAATGAAGATCTCGTGGAATGAGAATTCGTATGGCTTGTTCCTCTCCTTCCTTTGTAAGAATGGCATACGCCCCCATCTTGTTCTCTCTAATAATTTTTACCTTTAGAATTGTTTTAGCAATCGGAACATAGATGTTGCAACTTGCACGACAATCGTAAAGAATATTTCCTGTAAAGCGACCATGTTCAAAGAGACCCATGCTTTTTGCAAGAAGCTTTATCGATCCAGGTTGTACAAATCCTGACGTATTGCACTTTCCTTCATATTTGTCACGTAATTTTTGTTCCAATTGATACCGAATTTCTTCAGACGATTTTACCAGATTCAGTTCCATCGCAGTCAATGCAATTCGTTCATCTAATAGAATGGTCTCCATGGTTTGCAACACGTCCTTCTACTTTCCTTCTCTTCATTTTTTTAGGACAGAATAAATGCAAAACTATTCTGAAAAATTGCTTTTTGAACTTCCTTTCCCTTCTTCATAGATACTTCTACAGCTCGTTTTGAATCAACCATTGATAAAATCCATCGTCTAGAGGTAGTCTCCACCGCCTGAAACGCTCGTAATAATATTTCACTATACATACATAGCTGGGGAGATTTTAATTGATCTAAATAGGTAAAAGGTTCTGCTGTTTCTTTTGTCTTTCGTATTTGAAATAAAATAGGTAATAAGGAGGCCATATTATATTCTTTTTGATATTTGTATAAAGTGGTGACATCTTCTAACATTCGATCTAAGTTAGAAGTAATTGTGCAATTAGATCCATGGAAGACACGATTACGAGCATTTAATTTTTCAGTATTTAATATTTTAAAAAGAGGAGCGGTTTTATAAAATACATGAAATCCATAAATAGGGGCACATCCATCAATCCCATTGACGGGAGAATCTAGAATGGGTTCTACCAAGCTAAGAACACTGGGAGGACAAATTCCCACCGGGTTACTCCCCACTTTACAATATCGAAGTTCTTCTCCCGTTTTTGTAATTTGTGTAAATCCATATATTCCATCTACATCAAAGATTTCTGGATTAGATAAAGTAGAAATAATTAATTCATCTGTTAGAGTAGTCGTACCTGTTCCTCGACGTTCTGTCATTGCTGATATTACAGCATGTCGTTCGTCCAAGGACCAGATACGATCCATGTACAATTGTAATAATATTTTCTCAATGTGTAAAAAATCACGAAATCGATACGGCATCCATTGAAGAAGTCTATACATTTCTTCTTGCATTCCCTCAGGTACTTTTCGTGTTAAATCCATTGCATGAGTTGCATGATTCAACTGCTGTAATTCTTTTTGCCATTCTTCTAAACGCAATAAGGCTCGTTCTCCCATAGATTTGGTGATACGAAATTCAGTCCCGCCCTCAGAGGCAGCCACCGATGTAAGAGTCTTTTCACCCGTTGTAAACAGCGGAGAAATAATTCGTGTTGATAAACGTCCATAAGCATATCCATGTCGTAACGCCAGTGGAATTTCGGGATCTGTAATATGCAATGGCTGAAATACTAAAAATCCATTCTGAAGTAATAAAGTTCCACGCGTACCATCCTTCTGCTCAATCATAAAAGAAGCATTGTTTAATTTCTTTCGTAATCCAAGCGCTACCAATTCCCACGGTACATCTTTAAAAAACCGTTCTCTAACCTCCTTTAAAGATATATATAATTCATTATATAATTGAAAATAAATTTTAATTTTGTTAAATTGAACTTCTAAATACCGCATTAAATCCTCCACTTTGTAGGTACTTCGATCGGATCCAATTGTAGAAGATTCTATATCCGTAGAACATTTATACGTACAACTATCCATAAAATCACAAATACTGGAATACTGCTTATCCGCTAAACTATAATCCTTTATTATAGTTCCTTTTGATGTTTTTATAGTTCGTGTCCTCTTTGGATCAATAAACAATACAGATTGATGATTCATACAATCTAATGCTCCTACTTTCAACGCTCGTTGTATAATACCAATTTGAATTGATTTTTCAGCCGCTAATCTATACGCATACATGTCAGGTGTTTCATACTCCGATGGAAGTTTTGCTACATGAAAATACAATGTACAATTTCGTTCTTCATTGGGAAGAGCAGAATGACTACAGAACCGAACACCGCGACCTACAATCTGCTCAATCCGATTCAAATGCCACCATGGATCTAATAAATGAATCTCTCGTATGCATTTAAAATCTAATCCTTCTCGCGCTACCCCCGATCCAACAATTAGTTTTACATGAGATCCATACGGAGCCATCGGATCCTCTTTAGGAAAGGTTTGTGCATATTGAACGGTAGCATCTACACTCGGTGTAAATTTATCCTCCCCTGCCAAAAGTACAAACTTGGCCGGTCTGAATTCATGATCCTCTTTATGACCTTCTTCATGGTGTTCACATAATGCACATTGACGCCCATAAGGAAGAGGAGGCGCCTCGTGCAATAAGGGTTCTATGCGTCCACTGGCCAACACTCGTGACCATCCTGCTCGTTCTAATGCAATTCCAAACGGAATTACTCCTCCTGTCACGGCTCGTGAATAAACAAACCCTACCCCTTTGCACGTTTTTAAAGAGGCTACTATAGCAGCTATTTTAGGAGCATATTGATGTAACATGGAAGGACCAAATACAGAATCTACATCAGCAGTTTCTACTTCGCGAGAAGCAACCTTGCGCGGAGCCCACCGAAACCGCCGAAGTCGCGGCGACTCTCCAAACTCCTCCCCCATAAAATAATGCCGAAATCCGTCGTTTCCAGAAGATCCATCTGGATAAATTATATTACTCTGCAATACTAATGCACTAAATAATGTTTTGTTTATTTCACCTTCCTCCCCTTCAATTATATCTGCACTTTTATGATATTTTTCCATTGAACTTTGTAACACTATTCCAGCCGTTGTGTCAAGAGTATAAATAGTTGGTACAATAGGAAGCGTTTTTAAAATATTTTTTACAGTATCATTCATAGTAAGTGCACGTTTGTTCATAGAAATAGTAGGATAGTCCGTATCAAACACTGCTGGAGGCGATAAACGAAGAGGAAATAAACTAGGATGTTCTCCTCGCATATAACTAATATATCGTTGTGCAATTTTTGTAAGTTTTGCATCACTCCCTTTTACTATTTCAAATTCTTTTCCCTTCTTTGTAAAAAAATCTGCAAAATTTAATTTTGCACTCAAATCTTTTGTATCATTTAAAATTAATAAATTGAGTAATCCAATAATTTCAGTAGAAATATTGTACATAGGAGTGGCAGTCATTAGTAAGAGTCGCATTCCATCCGCAATGGGTATAATTCGTTCCAAAACAGATAAGACAAGTTTGCCTTCGGCTAAATCAGTGGAGGCTTTCCCGTCTACATCATCTCCACCCTTTCGCCCCTCGTCTCGTAAATTATGCACTTCATCTACAATAATTAAGTGATCTGAAAATGTATGATAAATTTCTTCATTCTCTAACCGAAATCGCTCCTCTTCTGATAAATGAGCTGGTACTCGCCCTAATATTTGTTTTTTTACATAATTTGCAAATACACCATATCCCATAATCGTATATCGCCTCTTAATTATTTTATCCACCTCTTTTGTAATCTTAGAAGTATCTTTTTCATATAACATATCACTCAAAGAAAGATACGTTAAACCAGTGCATTGAGGAGAATCCCACCGACGACCTAGTAAATCACGATCCCTCTTTTGTAATTTTACTAATTTGTTTGCATTAAAAATAGTTCGATAAAAACTATCACCAATGGCAGGAGGTGCTAAAATAATGACTTTCTTATCTGGAAGAATATCTAAGAATTTTTCGGCAACTGTTATTGCTGTACATGTTTTTCCCACTCCAACCCCATGATACAGTAAAGCACTCGTGTAAGGAGTAGTGGGATTCATAAATCGTGCAACAAATTGCCGAACTGCAGATTTATCAAATTCATTCTGATAACTTGCACTACATAAATCATCCTCTTCGGAAGCACGAGACTGAAGATCTGAAAATTCTTTCTTTTCAAATAATCGTTCCGCAAAAGAAGGATCCATCGGATCCGGATAGACTCCTTCTATCGGATTATCTGGATATAATCCCATACGTTTCATAGCTTCAATTAAACTATCCCGTTCAATCAATGGTTTGAAAGCATCCCATTTATTCCACCTTTTATACAACTCTTCAGGACTTTGTTTCATAAATACCTGAACAGCTTTTTCATCATACGGACTCCCCCCCTTCTCCATAACAAGAGGGGTTTCATTCTCTTTTACAGACATCCTACTACTAGTAAAGAAAAATTGCGAGTAATTATACTCGTAGCCCTTCCATCAACGCCCGTTTCTCAGGACTCGTACTTCGTATCTTAGCAATTGCTTCATCCAACGAACACCATTGCACTGCACTCACTTCACGAAGTTGTACATGATTTGTAGGATCCATCTCCACCTCACTCTCTCCTGAACATACTCCAATGTAATACACTTGACGATAGGAAATACCATTGGATCCGGTATAAAGTTCTGTTAGAGGGGCTACAGTCGTGCTACAAACTGGAAGAGAATGCCTCCACCCTGTCTCTTCTTGAAATTCACGCAAGGCACATGCAAATTCTGTCTCGTGATGCCCCCTCCTCCCCTTCGGAAATCCCCATTCAGGCTCCCTCCAATGAGTAGGACAAGCTGCAATATAGTGTTCCAATTTTCGTCCCGTAGCATCTCCCATCGTTTTTAGTCTTTCAAATAATCCTTTTGCATGATCATGCTCATTTCGATACTGTCTCGTATTTTGATGATTCCATAAACTATTCCATAAATCATCAAACGGTTGCGTCAATAATCGCCTATGCTCGTCCGCCGTCATCTGATCAATTAATCTCTGTATAAATTCAGTCGTCGCTAATGAATACCGCCCCCGTAGAAATTCTACATACCCTAAACTATCTCGCCGCCGTATCATTAAAACTTGCATGGTATCCGTATGTATGCGCGTTGCAATAATTCCAAATGAACTTACTGGTGCACTGCACTCCCGAAATGAATGACCTACTACTCCACAATTAATGCACTCCATCCTATTCTACTTTAACTCTTTTAGTTTAAGACTCCCCCGCGCTTCATTCATTCTATTTTCTATGTGGATACTATAGAATATGCATCCACATAGACAAATTAGTATGCGACCCTCTATCTGGGGGCCTATTCTGTGGAATACAATGCATATTATTAGTTTGGGCTACCCCGAGAACCCTACCTCTGAACTACAAGAAGCAGCCTCCTCGTTCTACCGATCTCTCTCCTTTCTAATTCCCTGCCCCATCTGCCGTGACCATTACGCCCATCATCTCAAAGTAACCCCCCCTGCTACCGAATCTAAAAAAACATTGGTAGAATGGGTCTGGACTATCCATAATCAAGTCAATCTAGATATTGGAAAACGTGAAGTTAGTTTTGACGCCTTTATGAATCATATGGAGTCCCTTTCTCAAGAGTCTTCTATTTCTATCCATATGGTCACTGGACTCTGCACTGGAATTGGCCTTTCTGCATTAGTTTATTTTATGCTGCTACGAAAATAATTATCCCTCCATATCCACCACCTGCGTCTTCTCAAAAAAGAATAATAAATTCTTTCCAATCCATGACCACGATTCTACCGGTCCATCAAATAAAGGAATATATCCATGCATATGCAAAGGTTCCCCCCTCCACCACTTTTTGTAAATTAATTCATAGGAAACTACAAATATCCAAAAAAAAGCACCAAAAATAGCATAAAACACTCTAAAATTAAAAGATCGATAACTATTCAAATTGGTAGCATAAGAAGCTCCTAAGAAAGCACCCCACCCTACTAGTACAACTAGTATACATGTTAGAGTCATATAAACAATTTTATTAATCAATCGTGTTATATTAATTTCATTATTTTCTACCTGTTTTTCAATTATTTCTGCACGTAATTTAGTATTATACAACAATACTTGAACTTTAAATTTATCTTCTTTACCACTTTCACCTGCGACATCTTCTTTAATTTCAACTGCTTTGTCTTCATAATCTTGAGGAAGTAACTTTTTCTGTCCATTATTAAACCATGATAATAGTTTGTCACGATAGGCCACCATGGGAGTTAATAATTCTTGTGCAGATGCAAGTAATTCTGGATTTTTTTCTTTTATCTCGTTCATTCGATTATCAGTCACTGACTGAAAATAGGTAAATGCATCTGACCATTGTTTTCGAATTTGCACCGATTGATAAAGCGGATTTGAAATAACATTATTTGCAAAATAATCATTAATATCATCTTGGTTTGTTGCAGGATGTGCTTTTAACCAATCAAGTCCATCTTTAAACAATGTTTGTATAATTGGATAATCTTCTTTAGCACTTACATTTTTAAGTTCTGTAAGTGCATTACTAATAGTTTTTTTGACATTATTAATAGCTTCACGACTAGCAGCTCGATCAGCACGATCAGCTGCTTTTTCTTCGGGAGTCTGTCTTGAAAACAATGAACTCATATTATATCCCTATTATTACTTTAGTAATAAAAAGACTACGCAATTGATAATCCCGCAATAGGGATCATCGTAGTATCATGGTCTTGATTGATTCCAAGAGGGGAAGCAGAGGCTGTCTTCATTTCACAGTCAGAACGACTTGAAAAGACTCGTTTATGGGGACAAAGACCCTCTTCGGGTGTCTTCACACACCATCGACCCGTTAAATCTTCTCCTACAAAACACCACTGCCCCGTAGGCAACGACTCTGCAGAAGGAGTCACAGGAGCAGATGGCATAGTTATCAATTTAGAGCGTAACCACTCTCTCATAAAACTCCATAGAATCCATGTTAAAAGGGCAGCAACGACTAGAATTCCTGCCCCATACAAGAATGGCATCCAGGGGCTAGAAGGAGGCGCATTCTTAAACAGATTACTGTTCATTCCTATATGATAAGGATAATTTGCAAAGCAAATTGTCCTTAGTAGTATTAGAATGCCAGGTGGACTCTTACCGCTTGTGGCCTACGGGTCCCAAAATGTTGTCGTCAATGGAAACCCCCAAATGACCTATTTCGCCAAAGCCTTTTTGCGGCACACCCATTTCAGTTCAGAACCTATTCAAGTCCCCTTGACCGGTCCTAATAGTCTTCAAATGGATGCTCCTATTCAGCTGACCGCTAAAATCCCTAGAAATGCCGATCTTATTCGAGATATGGTACTCCGTGTCACCGTCCCTGATATCTTCAGTAAAGTCTATTTGGATGAATCAGGACAAGTTACTCGCTACGATCCACGCATCGCCCCTCCCTATCCCCCCAACCAATCTCCCTATGAGTTTCAATGGGTCCGCCAACTCGGAGTCCGTATGATCCAATCCTTGGTCGTCACCATCGGCGGTTCCAAGATTCAAGAATTTACAGATGAATGGATCGCTACTCGAGCCCTCTTAGATCAAACCAATACTCAATATGCAAAATGGAGTTGGATGATTGGGGACGTCCCCGAACTCTTTGATCCTGCCAATGGAGTCTATGCCGATCCATCCGGCGGATATCCCAATGTCGTTCAATGGACCACCGCCTCCCAACAAATCAATGCCCCCTCCCTCCCTGGACGACAACTTCGAGTTCCTCTCGGTCTGTGGTTCAGTGATGCCATCAGTGAAGCCCTTCCCCTGGTCGCCTTGCAATACCACGAAGTAGAAATTCAAATCACCCTTCGCCCTATTCGAGATCTCTACACAATCCTGGATCCCAGTGGTGTACGACTCCGCTACGGCCAATTCTCTCTTCCCTACGTCCCCTCAGATCAATATACCACTCTCTGGAATCCTACCCTCTACGGAACTCTTCCACAAACTCTTAATAATTTGACGGGTACCTACAGCGATCCTAGCGGAGCTCTTCGATTCTTCTTAACTGATTTTGGTACTACTCCCCCTGCTACCGATGGGTGGCCCCTTAATGCAACTTTAGAAACTACCTATATCTATCTGACCGATGAAGAACGAAGACGCATTGCAGGATCCCCTCTTCAATATCTGGTCCGTCAAATTCAACCTTTTTCTTTTGATTCCATTTCATCCAGAGATCTCTATCAATTAGATGTTCATAATTTGGTAAGCCGTATTGTCTGGTTAATTCGTCGGGATGATGCCATTCCTCTTCGCAATGATTGGACCAATCTCACCAATTGGATCTATCCTGTAGGAGGTTCAAGACCCTATGTCCTCCCTCTAACAGGGCAAACCGTTCCTGCTGGAGTGGGACGATCAGGACTCTATCTTCCAGGGTTGCAACGACAAATTATGACCCAAGCAAGAATCCTGGGAAATGGAAATGAAATTTTTGCAATCCAAACCGAACCTTACTTTTCTGAATATCAAATCTGGAGAACTCAACAAGGAGGCGGAACTCCCTACGAACTCAATGGGATGAAAACCCAAACATCCCTCTGGCCCGTCTATACCTATTCCTTTGCACTAAATGGAAGTGACGCCCTCCAACCCAGTGGTACCATTAATACTAGTCGTTTCAATACCTTTCAACTCGATCTAGACGTTGAATCCATTCCTACAGGATCTTTTTACCAATATCAAATGACTATCTTTGCTGAAACATATAACTTTGTTGAATTTCGTAGCGGTATGGCTGGTTTGAAATATGCAATTTAATTGAATACTACATTTTATAAAACAAATAATTGGTTTATAAAATTAATTTCTGATTTTTTCAACTATAAATAGATTGACAAAAATGACATTTATTACTTAAAATTGCATTTGAAAGCGCAAAACGAGCGTGGGAGCAGCAAATCTCCTTGCAAATTTACACAGTAATTTTTACTTTCCAGGATTCTGACCTGTCCACCAAGTATCGGTCATATAAGGAACAATCTGGGTTATTGCAGCTCCTGAAATGGTAGAACTGGGTCCCTGACGGTAGAGTTTATCAATCTGGGAGGCATTCATGGCATAGGCAAAATATTGCAACCGACTGATCAGCCCTTTGGCGGCTCCATCTACAATAAAATCGGCCTGTACTTTACTAGATCCATCTGGAAAATGTCGGTTGTTGAATACAAAGAGAGGTCCGTAATTAATTTTAGGGACCGTTCGAAAGGTTATTTTTTGAACAACATTTCCATTAATAAACACATCCATTGATTTTCCTTGCAACTGAATGACTAAATGAAACCATTTATCCCCTACAGGAATGTTATCGACTTCAATAAAATTATTCCAACTGTCTACAGTATTCATGTAGATACGAAGAGTATTTTTATCCCCACGACAAAAGAGACCGGGACCCATTAATGGAAAAGAATTTGCAGTTCCTTTGCTAAAAATATGTTTTAAAACGGTTGGATTGGGAGCACCGCTACCATTTGCAGAACAAGAAGCGGTGGTAGAAGTGGAAAAGGTATCCGCACTAATTTGTAAAAAACACGAATAGGAGAATTCCTGGCCACTTGGCTGATTAGAACTAGGGTAGATGAGAGGAGCTCCACTCTGCGGACTTTGGGGAATAATACTTGTGTCTCCTGTTGTATCCTGAATCAATATAGCAGATGCTTTTCCTGCAGACCCAATGGCAGTAATACTCTTGTCCACAAGTGTCAGTACACCGTAGAGAACAAAAAGAGCCACCAATGTAATGGCCAATTGAAATAACAGACTGGGAGGTCCTGCTGTTTCCATATTCTACTAATGAAAAAGAATAATTTTACTGGTAATATAATAGTTTACTAGTTAGCTAGATAGGGTAGGAGGAGTAGAACCTCCATACTGAAGCTTAATACCGATCTTATTAGCTAAGAATCCAAGAAACCCTGAATCAACACCAGGGTAAGGACCTGCTTGATACAAACTATAGATTTTATCCGGAGAAAGAGCGGATCCACTGAACTGCGTAGTTCCAAAGTATCCACTAAAGCCCAGAGGACCTCCTAATGAAATACTCTGAGGCTTGTCTTGACTGGCAAGGGGAAGATCGGACAAGACGCAGGAGCGGGTGAGTTTTCCATCCATATACACATCCACTACACGCCCATTCACAGAGAGGGTGAGGTGAATCCATCGCTGCAAATCAATATCCATTACATCACAAGAGGGAAGCTCAATGGGATTTGAATCGGAATTAGCATGGTATGCTTCACCGTTCATATATTTCATATATTGATCCATCTTCGTGTAATCATTGCCACGATTTCCAGCAGTAGCAAACCGAATCATCATCTTGGGTTCATTTGGATACAAGATTCCTACCGCTAAAAACTGACCGGATCCAGTAGACGTGGGCGCAGGTGCAAATTGACCGTCAGAAATGGTAAATACACTGCGAGGCTTTCCTGGACGATATTCATACGAGTTAATGTACATCCACATACTGAGAGTGTAGGCACCCCCCATACGAATCGCCGGAAGTTTCCCTGTACTAATGGTAGCATCTGTTTGTTGATTGGCAGGAACTTTAGCATTTAACAAAATAATATCTGTGGTAGGAGCGGAGTACCATCCGTAAATATAGTACAGAAGGACAGCAGTTACAACAATGTAAATTCCTGTTTTGACCATCCCACTGTTCTGCGCATAATACGTTCTAGCAGTGTTCATTCTACTAAGAATATTCATAATTGATTTGGGTAAAGGGTCCGAGACCCACCTCACTAGCGGTGCCGGAAGGACAGAGGCCCGTCTGGCAAAAGAAATTAACAATACTGGTTCCAAGAGTAGACCAACTAATGCTTGGAACTTGCATATTAATTGGAGTGTTACTACCATCTGAAACGCATGTAGCAGTATGATTATTTAAAATATCACTTGCAGACATGACATAGGGAAAGGCTTGAAGGGAAGTAACCCTTGCAGAAATTCCTTGTCCCTGTAAAAAATAAATACCTGTAGGTGCCGCTAGTGTTACATTTGGCATAGTAATACAATTTCCTATCATATTTCCATCCAAATAAACACATACTTTAGCTCCACTAACTGTTAACGTAACTTGATTCCATTTATCAAAAAAAGTGCCTGTCTTTGGTTGAGCCAGTACCACCGTTTGGATGGAAGGACCTGGATTATTAGTATCATACGGAGCAGATATAACGACCATAGACACGGCCCCTGTATTCATATCTACTACAAAGGCTCCCACTCCTGCTATCCAAAGTAAGGGTGTAAATTTTCCAGCAATTCCTCCTCCTATATTTGTCATTGTTACATACCAACTAAGTGTAAAATTTTCACCCATATATTTATTAATTTGTACAGGGGTCATCATAGATATATTTGCAATATCCTCATTTCCAGTAGTAGAATAGAACGTTGAATCTAGTAAATAGCCAGGATCCTGTGTTCGATAATATGCAAAATAATACACCAAGGCGCCAATTACTGTAAGAATAGTTGCAACTAGTAAAATGGTTGAAAAACTAGTCTCCATTTAATTATTCTATAGGATTTTAATCATTTGGGAGATGGACATTTTGTAACAGAAGCAATGGTAGCAGCAGCAGATGCATCGGTTTCAGTAGAAGTAGCAGGGGTAGGAGTTGCAAAGGGATTTACAGAAAGAGCTGTACAAGGAGGCGCGGTTCCAAAGGGTTGCATCGGAATCATGCATTCGTTTACAATTTGTTGGACGGGTAGAGTAGTACTCCAGAGACGTAGATTTTGAATTTTTGCACTCATAGCAAAGGGTCCTGCTAAGGCATAGACACCGGAAGGATTGATAGCAAGGGGAGTTCCTTTCAATAATTGCGTGGTGAGTAATTTACAGCCTAGATAAATTTCAAAAAATCCTTGGTAGACGACCAATCCAATTCGATAAGGTGTGACAAGTTGAAGATTCGAAATTCGAGCAGAAGCAATTCCCGAATCTGTATGAATAAATACTATAATATCATTGGTGGTGGGATCTCCAATAAATCCAGGATTCATAAATTGTGGCAACCCTGTGGTACGACCGCTTCCCGCAGAACCCTTCCCACCCCCTCCACATCCAGCTGGAGTTCCTGCAGTTCCTAGATCATTGGATCCACGATGTAAGAGGTGTCGATAGGGTGGCAACCCTCCTGATGCAGTAGACATCGGCGCTCGTGAATTAAAGATCATTGTATCAAACATAATGGTGTACCCAAATCGACTAGGAAAATTAGCAGGAAGATCCGTTTGCGTCAGAGATAACGCCGTTACAGAATTGGAATCTGTCCAAAAAGTGGCCGTCTGACTCTTTACTAATCCTAACCGTTTGAAGAGATCCCATTTGGCTGGTAAAAAATGGTATTTGGTGTTTACAGCAAACATCAGCACTACAACTAGGAATAAAATGACACCGGTGGCTACTAGTTTGGCTCCCATAGAGCCGGGTATGGTTCCGGTCGTTGCGTTCATAGCTCTATTGTTTCTATAGAATAGAATAGAGGTATGGAGATTCGCCAAATTCAAAATTTAGTTCTTGGACCTCCGCAAGAAAAGAAATACACATTTAGTGGAAAACTAGTTATCCGTACGCTAGAGGTTACAGAAGATATAAACAAAGTATGCGCATATATACAATCTTCACCAAGTGAAAGAGATACACCATCCGCTATTACAACGGCAATCGCTACCATACTTTCAGAAAATCCATGGATTGGATCTGAAGAAAATTTACGAGATATTTTAAATAAAAATGTGGCGTATTCTGCAGCAAGTACTTCTCCCCCGTTCGTACTAGCAGCAGCAGCAGCAGTTGCTGGTAAAGATTCTACAAATACTATAATGATTGATGGATTTACATTTACACTTTTAAATAAAACTAAAAGTTCCGATCGAAAGATAATTATATTTAAATGTAATGAAAAAGAATATGTATCCTATAAATCAAATTCAGATGTAAATTGGAGATTTGGATTTAAAATTGGGCAGAGTTATGATAAAGGTACTGATTATGTAACAACAACACAAATACACCAAGATTTACAATGTTTTTTTGATAAGAATTACGAACAGTTGGAAGAATTAGATAATCCAGTCGAACGACGTAGAATAATAAATAATAGATTATGGTTCGAAAATATGGATGATGTATTGTCAAGGCCTCCCTACGATCATAATGTATTCAAAACATTAATGATTGGTTGTCCAACTGGAACAAATAGTAAATATTGTTTTCAATCTAATATTATATTTGATCAATTTAATGTAGATAAAATATATGGATCAAATACTAATATATATATTACAAAAATGAAAGAAATTATAGGTACGATTCGTACATTAAATTCAGATCTATTTAATAGAATTACAGTTGATTTAGAACCACTAACCTATAAAAGTATTAGTAATACGGATGATCGAAATAGGTTATATAACTTAATGGTACAAGCATTTTCAGAATATATGAAATATTTTTTTACTATTATAGAACAACCTACATTCGTATGCAATCATCATATTCTGGTTCCATATGATGCATCACCTAATTTAGAACAACCTGTTATAGTCTCTGTTTATAAAATAAAATTGAAATTAAATATAGATAATACAGAATATATATTATATTATGGAACATATAATTATAGACAGTATGTACCAGGAGCAAATAGAGCGATTGGAACAATTTCACCAGATGCATCTTTTTACAAAATTATTTTAAATTTAATTCCAGCAAATAATACAATTACAGAATATGGTATGTATAATAATTTTATATCGGCTGGAATTTATATATATAAAATGTTTGAGTACCATCCTATTTTTAGAAGAAAAGGGCAAGTCGACTATGATAATCCTCTTCCAGGTGATTATACATTTATAGGCGATCTTCTAACCAATATGTGGCCATTGCAAAATGTACACGAACCTTCTGTTTCTGTAGCAGCACCACCACCACCAGAAGCAGCATCAGCATCAGCATCAGCATCAGCATCAGCACCAACACCACCACCACCACCACCAGAAGCAGCATCAGCATCAGCATCAGCACCAACACCACCAGAA